TAACTGTATCGCAAGTTTCCTCCAAACAAATTCTTCCACTACTATATGAAGTAGAGGGTTTATGATTTGGATATTTATTTCCTTTTATATAATCACTCATACAAGATATAGTATAGTTAGGAGAACACAGACACTATGTATGGTAAGAAGAAAAAAAAGATGACTAAAAAAGGCAAAGGCAAAAAAAGTAGATACTAATGGCTACCTATCAAGGAATGAAAGTTAAGCTAAATAGCCCAACATCTATTAGGAAAGGCGAACCAGGTTATGGTCGCAAGTCCAAAAAGGTATTTGTTATGTCTAATGGCAAGGTTAAGAAAGTAATGTTTGGTGACCCAAATATGCCAGTTAGAAAAAGCAATCCTAAAGCTAGAGCTTCGTTTCGTGCTAGGCACAAATGTAGTACTGCAAAAGATAAGACTACTGCTCGTTACTGGGCGTGTAGAGATTGGTAAGGAGATAGTATGCCAAAAGGTAAAAAAGGATATTCTGCAAAGCAGAAAAAGATTGCAAGATTAGCTGAGCCAAGAGATGTATTGACTGCTGCTGATTTTAAAAAGCTAAGGAAGATGAAATGAAAATAAAAGGCGTAGATGTATCAAGTCTTACTAAAAGACAACAACAGACTATGAAAAAACATTCTGTTCATCATACTAAAAAACATTTACAGTATATGACTAACTCTATGAAGAGAGGTAGTACATTTAGTAAAGCACATAAAAATGCACAAAAAAATGTTGGTAAGTAGTGGCTAAAGTAAGTTGGATGTTTGGTGGCAAACGATATTATGGTACTCTTATTAGAGAAACTAAAACACATAAGTTTGCTAGAACACAAAATGGCAAAGTAAAGAAAATTAAAAAGTAATGGCAAAGATACCAGCAAGTGCAAATTCAGCATTAATTAAAAAGGCTAAATCTAGTGGTATATCTTTATCTACTTTAAAAACAGTTTACAAAAGAGGTCAAGCTGCTTATATGAGTTCTGGTTCAAGACCAGGAGTAAGTATGGGAGCTTGGGCTATGGGTAGAGTTAATAGTTACATTCGTGGTTCTAAAAAACATGATACTGACTTGCGTGGTGGAAAGAAAAAGAAGTAGTGGGTAAAAGAACACAACCTTATAGATATGGTGTACCAGCAAAATACTTAGCAGGATTGTCTGATGCTGCAGCTAAGAAGAGAGCAGCAGAGATAAAGAGAACTGCTAAGAAGTACAAAGCTGGTAAAAAAGTAAATATAAAAGCTGTACAGAAATCAAGACAGGCTGACAAGAAAAAGAAAAAATAATGGCTAGACCTAGGTGTAAAGTCAATGAGATAGTTGGTGAATCTTGTAGGAGGCAGCGTAGAGAGCGTAGTCCATACTGTACTGATAAATGTAAAAAAAGATACCACTACATAAAAAATAAAAAGAAAAAGAAACCAGAACCTTCTGGTAAATCATCTACTAACAGAGGGCAACACTATAAAGATTTTGTAACTTTATATGCACAAAAAATAGAAGATAAAGTATTTACACATCAACAAGTTGCTGACCTAATGGATATTGGTCGTGTAACTGTTACAGAAATGTATGCAGCATATAAAGAAGATAAAGCAATACTAGAAGCACAACAAGATTGGGAAATAGCAGAAGAAACAAAAAAATCATTACAAGATTTTAAAGATTTTAGAGATAGGTATTTTAAAACAGAAACAGGTGATTTATATGAAACAGCAGACTTTCACGAAAACTGGATAAACAACATTGTTGATGCTATAGAAAATGGTAAACAACAAATGATACTAAGTCCACCTAGACATGGTAAGACAGACTTGCTTACACACTTTGCTGTGTGGCAGATATGTAAAAATCCAAACATAAGAATTATGTGGGTAGGTGGTAATGAAGATATTGCAAAAAATGCTGTAGGTTCTGTTATGGACCATTTAGAAAATAATGAACAACTTAACGAAGAAATGAATGGACCAGGTGTTAAGTTTCAACCAAAAGTTAGGTCAGGTAAATCTTGGTCATCAGGACAATTTACTATAGGAACTAGAACAATTACAGGTATTAAGTCACCTACTATGGTAGCTGTAGGTAAAGGTGGTAAGATTCTTTCTCGTGACTGTGACTTAATTATTGCAGATGACATTGAGGACCATGGTACAACTGTGCAACCTAGTGCTAGAGAACAAACAAGACAATGGTGGACAACTACTTTATCATCTCGTAAAGAGGAACATACTGCTGTAGTTGTTATAGGTTCAAGACAGCACCCTGAAGATTTATATAATTTTTTATTAGAAAACCCTGAGTTTGAACATATTGTAGAAGAAGCACATAGTACAGAATGTGTTTTACCTGAAACAGATATACAAGAACATCAAGACTGTATGTTGTGGGCTAGTAAAAGAACTTACAAGTGGCTTATGTCACAAAAAAACAATGCAGATACTACAGGAGGTAGGGCTATATTTGAAATGGTATATCTTAACAAAGCATTTGTAGAAGGTATTACTATGTTTAACTCTGAAGATATAGACCAATGTAGAGATATAAACAGAGTTATAGGACACATACCTGCAGGTACACACTTAATTGCAGGATTAGACCCTGCATCTACTGGATTTCAGGCTTGTGTATTATGGGCAGCAAATCCAGACACAGGTGAATTATATTTAGTTGACATAGAAAATGAACAAGGTGGTGGTGTAATACAAGCTAAAAAATCTATAAAAAGATGGCATGAAAAGTATGGTTTAGCTCATTGGGTTATAGAAGAAAATGGTTTTCAGAAAGCTATTAGACAAGATAAAGATATAAAAGATTACTGTAGTAGATATGGTGTTTATTTAGAAGGTCATCAAACACAAAAAAACAAATATGACCCAATTTATGGTGTAGGAAGTATGCAGGGATTGTTTGAACAAAAGCTAATAAATTTGCCTTATGGTAGTACAGAAAGCGAAACTAAGAGTAATATATATCGTAGACAGCTAATTTATTTTTCAAGTGCTGCTAGTAAGGCTAGTAAGGCGAAAAGTTATAAATCAGATGTTGTTATGGCTAGTTGGTTTCCATTAAAAGTTATAAGAAGATTAGGAAAAGAACGATTAGCTGAGGTAGGATTAGATTATAAACCTAGTTTTGGAGAATGGAATATAAGCGATATGAATGAAAGCCCTTGGGGATAAAATGACACCAGAAGAGATACAATATGCTGTAACCAATTTACACTTTGACAATCAAAGTGCATATTCTACAAGAGGTCGTGTTCGTGCAATTATGAATGGTGGACCTGATGGTATCATGGCTTTGCTTGGTGACCAACTAAAAGGCTTTGAAGATTATCAAATACCTGTACCTAACCTAATGATGTCAGGTTTAGAACACTTGTCACAGAAGATAGGTCGTATTCCAAACTTAAAAGTAGATGTACCTAACAATAAAGATTCTGATAGAGCTAGAGCTAAAGCAGATAAGATAGCTCGTATTGTAACTTCGTATGATGATACACAAAAATTAGATTTACAAATGCCACAAGTAGGTAGATGGCTACCTGGTTATGGTTTTGCTGTATGGGTTATTAGAGAGAAAAAAGGACCTGATGGTACTCCATATCCTTGTGCAGAACTTCGTGACCCTTACAACTGTTTTCCTGGTTACTTTGGTGCAGACCAACAACCAAAAGAAATGGCAATTATAAGAAGAGTACCTAAACAATCACTAGCCAAAGTATATCCTAAGTTTGCTGACAAAATAATGAAAAAAGATGTAGTAAATACATTAGGTATTGGTAGTGCCTATGCCTCTGCTTACACAGATTCTTACAATGGTAGTTGGGCTAATTCAAATGGTGAAGGTGATTTAATAGCAGAGTACTATAACGAAGAAGGAACTTATGTATTTCACATGACTTCTGCAACTATTCTTGACTTCATACCAAACCCACTAGATAGTGGACCTGCATTTGTTGTTGCAAAGAAATTTGCTTTTGACAGATTGCAAGGACAGTATGACCAAATCATAGGGCTTATGGCTTCTATGGCAAAGATTAATGTGATGTCAATAATAGCTATGGAAGATGCAGTATTTACAGAAACTAACATATCTGGAGAGATAGAATCAGGACAATATAGAAAAGGTAGATTTGCTGTTAACTATCTAGCTCCAGGTACACAAGTTTCTAAACCAGCATCTAATGTTCCTTATCAAATATTTCAACAGATAGACAGAATAGAAAGACAACTTCGTGTAGGTGGTGCATATCCAATAACAGATGATTCACAATCACCACTTAGTTTTGCTACAGGTAGAGGATTAGAAGAACTTGGTGCAAGTATGTCACTTATGATTAGAGAGTATCACACAGTTATGGCAGATGCTATAGAGATGATTGATGCTAAAAGATTAGAGTGGGATGAAAAAATGTATGGTGGTAGTACAAAAGATTTATCAGGTTACTATAGCAATCAATTCTTTTCAGAAAAATATGACCCTAATAAAGATATACAAGGTGCATATAAAACTAGAAGAGTATATGGAGCTATGGCTGGATATGATGAGCCACAGAAAATTGTAACAGGGCTGCAATTACTTCAAGCAGGTATTATAGACACACAAACATTACAAGAAAACCTTGATGGGTTAGATAACCTTACTATGGTAAATACTAGAATTACAAAAGAAAAAGCAGATAAAATATTATTTGATACATTATTGGCTCAGGCACAACAAGGAGACCCTAAAGCAACTATGGCTGTTGTGCAGATAAGAAAGAATCCATCAGATATGCAAAATATCTTAGATAAATTCTTTACTGCAGAAGAACCAGAGATACCAAGTGCAGAACAAGAATTGCTTGGAGGAGAGGCTCTACCACCACAGGGTCCTCCACCAGGCATACAGCAATTTTTAGCAGGATTAGGTGGATAATGTCAGTTAATAAAGATTTTGCAGATATAGTTCATAATTCATTAGGGGAACTAGATGAAATTGGTGACAATATAATATTTCAAGCTGGTGATGAAACAAAAATATATCATGACCAAATGCCTCCTTTAGCTTTCCCTTTTGGCTACATGATTATAAGTTCTACATTTATGTTTTATGATGATGAGGAGAATAAAGATGGCTACGAGGAGTAATTCTAATAAAGGTGTTACAGGAAGAAATAGCAATGTACCACCACCAGCAAGAAACTTTAATGACAATACACAAGCTGTCAGAAGAATACCTGGTATGGATTATGGCGAACAACAAGAATTAACAGAGCAACAGAAAGCTGCTCCTTTACCAAAAGAAGAAACACCTAAAGCACCTGCTAGAAAATTTAGTCCTGTAGAAGTATTTGGAAAAACACAAATGGAAAAACAACCTTTAACAGATGGTGCAGCACTAGGACCTGGTAGGACAGGAGTAACATTAACACCACAAGAAAAAGGTGATTTGTATGCTATTGCATTAGCAGAATTATTTCCTACAACAGATACTGTTTCTTTGGCTAATGATGGACTAACTGTACTTGAAAACAGATAATGGTTTATCAATATACACTTGGAGATGACTTCAAAAGTAACTCTGAAAAAAAACAGTTACAAAAACAAACTATAGAGGATTACAAAAAGTTTAGTTTAAACGCAGATAAAAAAAATAGAGCTATGACAATCAAATATACCTATCCTTTTTTATCTACTGGTCTTATAAATTCATTAGTACAAACAGGTGCAAACAATGACCAAATTAAACAAGCAGCAGTTGAACAGATACAGATAAATGCTGCTAAAAATAAAAACTTTACAAAAACACCACCTGAATATGCAGACATAATAAAAAACGAAGAAGATGAAAATGGTTTTTTTGGTGGTGTAAAAAGAAGTATTAGATTTGCTTTTGATGTTTGGAATCACACACAAGAACAAGTAATACTTAGAGGTCAAAGAGGTAGGATACTATTTACAAAAGAAGTAGAAGAAGATTTACAAAAACAAGGTTTGACTTCCTCAGAAGCACAAAGAGTTGCTGGAATATTTACTAGCAATTTGTTACCCTTTCCTGCTGCATCTACAGAAAGAAAAGCTATAGCTAATGGTTTAGGTAGATTAATTGCAAGAAAAGATTTTGGTATATCTGAAAACTTTATTGGTGAAGTAGGAGCAAAAAAAATTGCAGGTTACTACGAAACAGCAGGACCATCATCATTAGAGTACACATTAAGAAAAGTATCAGAAGAAGCAGCATTAAATCCTGATGACTATATAAAAAACATACCTAAAGCATTTGGTAGATTAGGGGTTGATGGCGTTGTTGACAAGTATGATGAACTTACTGGTACAGGTTTTATTCCTGCTGGAGAAGCTGAAGAAATAACTTCAGAAATTAAAGAGGCTAATAAGTATAACGATAGAAGTATAACTACTGGTAGATACATAGAAAATCAATTAGGAATACAAGGTGATGAGGGTTTTAACATTGTATCAGGAACTATTGATGCAGCTATCCTTATACTTACTGACCCTGCAGGAGTTTTAGGAAAAACTGCAAAAGCTATAAAATCAACTAAAACTGGTATTCCAGCTCAAAATATAAAACAAGCTAGAAGAATACAACAAAGAATAAAAGATGCAATAAAAGAAGGAAATATATCTGATGCTAAAACTTTAGCGAATGATTTTATAAATCAAGATATGGGTAAAGATGTAGCAAATATTATATTAGAAGATAAAAGCTCAGATAAATTTATTAAATTACTTGATGCTAATAAAGACCCTGCTTACGCTCTTAAATTATTTGATGCAGAAAACGCAGATGATGTTGTCAATGCTGCTAGTGATGCAATACTAAATGGCACAAGTTGGAAAGTCCCAACAATCAATAGAACTAAAATTATACCTGATTGGCTTAATGACTATACATATAAAACATTTGGACAAAAAAGAGCAGCAGCAAAAGCTACTGACCCTCTTAGTAAAATAGGAAGATATATACCAGAAAATGAGGTTAACTTACAAGATTGGCAACAAACTGTAAATACACTTGTAAGTCATGGAACTGTAGGTAAGTTGCCAAGAAAAGACCTTAATGACATAGCAGTAAAGGTTACAAGAGCATTAGTAGATGAAGATTATCGTAAAGCACAAGACATTCTTGCTGATGATTATTATGGGAAGCTAATAGAAAAATTAGCAAATAAACCTGAAACAGTATCTTCTTTTAAAATACATCAAAACAAAATGCGTGGTTTTAGAGATAACAATGTTTTATACAGCATTGACCAAGAAGCATACAAAGCAGGAGAAGGACTAAAGCCTATAACAACTGGTATGCAGAAGTCTACAAAGATTGGAGATACATCAATAAACTTACAGACACCATTTCCTGACCAAGTTATGGATAGAACATTTTACTTTACTGACCATAGAGATTTGCGTAGAGCAGTCAAAAATGTAGATGGCATAGTTGCCAAGTCATTTGCTAAAGTATCAGATAATTTTAACGCAGATACACCACTTGGTAAGTTTTTTGCACAAGCAGATGTTAATGCTAAAGATGTACTAGGTAAAGCATCTGATGCTTACAGCGATAAAATTATAGACAAAGTGTGGACATTTCAAAGAGCTTGGTCAACAGCTAACTTACCTTTTAGACTTGCATATCCACTAAGACTTGTATTAGAAGGGCAACCTCGTATGGCTGCTTTTGGATTAGATTCAGTTGTTAATAATCCTAAATCATATTTTGAATATTTATTAATTTTAGATGAAGATGTTGTAGGTAATAAGTTTGTACAAAACGCTTGGAGTAAAAACAATAGACAACTGCAACAACAATTAGATAAAGCAGTAGGTAACGCATCAGGTAAACATTTTGGACCTAAAGCTATAAGAGGATTTGTAAAAGAAAACTTTTCTGAATTTACACTAGGTGATGGCGAACTAGATAATTTAGATAAAGTTAAAAGATTTGCAGAAGGTATAAGAATACAGTTAGCTGGTATATGGAGAGAAGATATTGCACAAAATATTGCTGAATACACAGTTAATACAAAATCATTAGATGAACTTGCAGAGAGGATGTGGAATGGTGACTTAAAAGATATAAGACTAAATTATGAAAAAGCATTAGATAGAGTAGAAAGACCTACAAACATAGAAGGCGTAAAACAATTTATTAATGGATATAAACAAAGAATCAATGAATTAACTGGTGGTGATATAGAGTTATTAGAATCTATTGCTACAGGTAAATATAAAGGCATAGATGTTAGAAGTTGGGATAGAAGAAAAACAGATAATGTAAAAGTTATTATGAAAGGCATACAAAATATGCTAAAAACTTCTAGAAATAGACCTTTTGCTATACCAGCACCAGATGATTTAATTAACAATACATTTAAAAATTATAAAAAAACACAACTTGATGATACACCATTTTCTTCATTGTGGTTTATGGCAGGTGCTATTGAAGCAAATATAAACAGAATACCTGCATATAAACAACTATATTTTAGAAGTGTTGCTGATGATTTAATACAAGCAGATGATAAAGCAATAAAAACATTGTTGCAAAGAATAAATAAGCTACCAAAACCAATGAGAAAAGAAATTGCAGAACTATACCCTGACATAGAAAAACTTGGTTCTAATATAAATAAAAATAATTTGTCTAAATTAACTTTAGAACAAATAGATTCAAGAGCACAGTTATTTGCTTTAGAAGAGCATAACAGGATATTATATAATTTATCTCAAAAAGGTTTAGTAGCAGATAGTTTACGATTTGTATTTCCATTTTTTGAAGCATTTAAAGAAGTTTTAACATCTTGGGGAAAAGCATTGTCAATAAATCCAAAGTATGCACACAGAGCAGAAATGGCTATAACTGCTGGTAGAAGAAGTGGAATTGTATACAAAGACCCATTATCAGATGAGGATATGATGTCTTTTCCACTTCCTGACTTTTTAGCTAATAGGTTACTAGGTGGTAATGAAGGAGAAAAATTAAGAGCAGATGTACAGATACCTTTAAGTGGTTTAAATTTAATATCTGTTTCATTGTTGCCAGGTATTGGACCAGTACTTGCTGTACCTATAGGTGGAGTCAGCAAAAAGGTTAGAGAAACAATAGGAAGAGATATGTTTAGAACTATATTTCCATTTGGTACACCTATTGAAGAAGTATCAGATTTAAGTAATCCTACTTGGTTTGCAGAAGTAATACTTCCAAGTTATCTTAAATCAGCTATAGCTGCATTAAATGTTACAAAAGAAAGTCCAGAAAGTTTTATATCACAAGATGCTATTGCATCAAGACTTAACGATAGTGCAAAAGTTGTAGGATTATCAAAAGTAAGACCAATGCAAAACAAAGAAGATTTAGCTGCATTTGATGATGCAGTTATAGAAAATACTAAATTTAGATTAATGTTAGAAGCAGGACTAAAATTCATATCACCTGCACCTCCAAGAATATTATTTAGTGCAGAAGTTAAAAAAGACAATGCTATGGAATTATTAGAAGCAGTTGTTGGTGATACAGATTTAGGAAAAATATCTGTAGAAGAAAGAAAAACAATGGTTTCTTTTGGTGTTCTTACTGCTTTTTATTCACAACTACAACAAGAATATAAAGAAAAATATGGAATAGAAGAAGGAGAGGAACTTGCTTGGTTAGTATTTAACAGAATGATTGGTACTGACAAATCAGGACAATACAACATCTTTGGTAATGCTTTGCTTAAAAAAGGTAAATACCAACAAACAGAAGGTAAACAAGCTAGGTTTGAAAATGAAGTTAAGTTTAAAGATGAAAACAAAGAATTACTTTCTAAATATCCATTAACTGGTATATATCTAACACCTGGAATAAATGATGAAGGTGACTTAGATGACACAGCATTTTTTGAATCTTTAGAAAATGATTCTATAGAAGCTATTGACCCATTGGTATTTACTATAGAAGCACAAGAGTTTTTGTATTCTATGACTACAGATGTACAACTAAAACAACTTAGAGGTGATAATTCTGTTGAAGCAAGGAAACTTAAAAGACAAATCAAGAATGATGCAGCAGAAATGTTCCCATTAGGTGTACCTGGTGATAAAGGTATAAACTTTGATGTTGTTGCAGATAGAGAAGTAAGACCTAAAAAACCATCTGATTTTACTGCAAAGGTTAACGAATTAAAAGAAATGGCTATGGACAAATCATTAGTAGATATATCTGACCAATGGACAGCTATAAACAACTATATGGCACTAAGAGAATTAGCCATTACTAAGATTGCTGATAGCGAAGATTATGTATATCCAGATGATATGATACTTTTAGAAAGAAAGCTAAAGACAGGCACTACAGATTTAAACCAAGTTATGAGAGAACAGCTAAGAAGTGCTGCACAGGAGATAGGACAACAATACCCAGAATTTCTTGTTTTGTATGATGAACTGTTGAAATATGAGATACAATTTAATAAGGAAGATTAATTATGGAAGAAAACGAAAATAAAGATAACGAGATAATATTTGAAGAAGCAGAAGATTTGCTTAATGATAATGAAAGTTTATTAAACTCTAAACCTCTAGTAGAAGCCATTGACCCAGAAGGTAATATTATTCCTCGTGCTAATCTTATTGCAGGATATACACCAACACCAACAGATACAACACTTACACCATTTGGCTTGGCAAAATATACACAAGTTGGTAATACACAGGAATCTACTTACGATTTCTTTTTAAATAATTTTGGTATTTCTTTATATATGCCAGGTGATGACACAGAAGAGTTAAATAGATTTAAGACTAGAAAAGCAATAGAAACATTACAAACACAATTAGAAGATGCAGGTAAATTAAAAGATGGTAGTTATACAAAAGGGTTTGTTGACAAATCTACAAGATTAGCATTTCAAGGGTTGTTAGAGGATGCTAACTCTGCAGGTAAAGATTGGAAATCAACACTAAATTTTATACTTACAAACCCTAAATACGATACATCAGATTTACCTGACAAGTTAGAACTAGATTATGCAGACCTAACAAATCAAGTATTAAATACAGTAAAATCTGTTGTTGGTAGACCACCTACAGATAATGAATTAGAAATCTTAACAGGAATACTTGCTGGTTTTAAACAAGAGCAATTTGAAGGTGAATTGACAAATGCAGAGATTGCAGCACAACCTGCATATAAAGAAATAGTTTTTGAGGGAAGGGATACAGGAGTATTACAAAAAACAGAATTAGAAGGTTTTGTTACACCAAGTAATGCTGAAGCTAAATTTCAATCAAAGGTAAACGAACTATTTAAACCTGAAATGGACTTTAACCAACGAAGGGAACAAACTAAAAATGTTGCCAATATTATTAAGTCTAGCGTTGCTGGGCTCAGGAGCATTGGTGGCTGAAAATCCTTATGATGTAGAAGGTGGACTAACTCCTGGTGTAATTGCTGGTTTTGCAAAGAAAGCAGGATTTCCAGATGAGGTTATACCTGAAGCAGTAAGAATTGTTTTATTAGAATCTAAAGGTCAGCCAGGCAAATTACAAAATGACAAAGGTCCTGCTGTAGGTTTATTTCAAGTAGATTTATCTGCTCATTGGGATTTAGGTGGCGAAAAAAACTCTATGCGTAAATGGTTTAAGCAAAGAGGTGTTAATTCTCGTAAAGATGCTGTAGAATGGTTAAAAGACCCTTTGAATAATGCAGAGGCAGCTTTTCAGGTATGGACTGATAGAAAACGAAGAGATGACAGTCCTACTGGTTGGGAGGCTTGGTCTGCTTATAATGGTGGTAACAAACCAGAAAACAGAGAGCAAGAAGATTGGGATATGGCTACAAATGCTATGGAAACATATATGCAATCTTTACAACCTAAAGATGAGGTAGAGATGGAAGAAGAAACAGTAGAAGAAGTAATAGAAACACCAGAGGTAGAAAAACCTACTGAAGAACCTCAACCTATGGCACAAGAAAACTTTTTAAGAGAAAGACAACAAGAAGCATTTAGAGCCAAAGAAATAGAGCAAAGAACTATGTCACCTAGAAAACAAAAAATTAATGATGTATTTGTAAAGTTATTTGCTAGTTTAGGGAGAATGTAATGGCTAATTATGTATTTGAAGCAGACCCTAATTTTGATAGAGCTATATTAGAAGATGTTAATGGAACAAAAATATTTGTAAACTCACAGTTAGAATTAGAATTTTACACAGCACAAAGAACTGGTGGACCATTAAATGGAAGTTATTGGCAAAAAATAGGTAATGCTGGAGTTATACCAAACAGCACACTTGAAGTGGCTCAAGAACAGTATAAAGAAAAAAAAGCAGGAGGAGATGTATTAGTTCCTTCTAATACAAATATTAATTCTTTAAATCTTAATGGACCTGATGGTAATGACCCAGAAGGACCTGCAAATGACCCAACAGGAGGTGTAAGTGGAACATCACAAACTGCTGCAAATACTTACGCACAGGGCTTACCTTCAGGTGGTGAAATAACAAAGGTTGGTGACTTGTATTATATTTTATATACAATACCTGATACAAATATACCTATAAGTTATGAAGCTACAGAGCAAGATATACGAGGATTGTTTCCACTAGATTTTGACCAACAACAATTTAAACCATTGACTATAGCAGAGTTTAATCAGTTAGGTGCAATAGACTTTGGTAATGTAGCAGAGTTGTATGACCCAAGATTAATTAGTCAAGGTATGACACCTTGGGAAGGTTTTATAGATTATTTAGATAAAGAAGCAGAATTAAGACCTTGGTTAGCTGATGAAGAAATGGTGTTCTTGTTAGCAGAATCTACATTAGAAGGTAGAGCTGTTACAGAAGCTGAATGGAAAACAACTGATTGGTGGCGAACACATACACAAGATGAGAGAGATTGGTTGTTATTATCACAAGGCAAGTCTATAGAAGAACTACCTGCAGATGCACAATCTAAAATACAAGATGATAAGATTGCAATAAGAAACGCTATGATACAAGCTGGTGTTTCTAATCCTCCAGATAATTTAATTAATTGGGTTTCAAACAAGTTTACAAGTGGACAATGGTCTAACACTTACACAGAGGACCAGATATCTTTAGTAGCTGACCCATCAAAAGTAGGAACATTAGATACAGATTTACAAGATTTTATTAGTGGAGATACGATTGAGTATGATACTACAAGAGCTGGTGAAGATAGAGTAACACAACTATACAAACGATACTTAGGTCCTGTATTTGGTGATGTATCTGCTAATTTAATTGCAGAAGAAGCTGGAAAAATTAGAAATGATTCAGATTACGAACAAGAACTTATAACAAAACTTACAGCTCAAAAGAAAAGTTTATTTCCAAACTATGCAGAAGATGTTACTTATGAAGAGTTTTCTGCACCATGGGAAAATTTTACAACTAATCAATGGGGTCAACAAGTAGATACTACAAGTGATTACTTTCAAGAAGTATTAAAACTTAATGATGCTACAAAAGCAAGTAAATATCTTACACAAAAAGGGTTAGATATGGGAGTAGATAAAGTTGTAAATGAAGCATTAGATTCTTTGAAGGTATTTGGGCAAGGAGTTAGAATACAATAATGGCAGATTTTCAAGCAGAAGTAAGAGCATTATACCCATTTCTACCAGAGGGTTTAGTAAATTTATTTATAGAGAAGTACATAGATTTTGATAAAAATGTAAACCTAGCATTAGGTGCTGTTAGACAAGATGAAAGTTATAGTAATTTTTTTCCTGGCAATCAAAGAGCAGATGGTTCTGTTAGGTTATCAGAAGCAGAATATGGTTCTGTTTTAGAATCATATCAAGATTCATTGAGAACATTTGGTATAAACCCTGATGTATTTGCAGATACTTTTGGTGAGTTAGTAGAAGGTGATGTAAGTCCAACAGAGTTTAAATCAAGATTAAATACTGTATATAGTGGTATTGAACAGAACATACCAGAAGTCAAAGAATATTATGCTACAAACTTTGGTATTGATTTATCAGATGAATCTATATTTGCTGCTGCTGTTGACCCAACACTAGGGGATGCAATACTTTCTGGACAGATAACACAAGCACAAATAGGTGGTGAAGCAGAATCAAGAGGTATAGCTATATCACAACCACAGATAGAAAGACTACAAAGATTTGGTGTAACACAAAGAGAAGCTAGAGAGTTGTTCCAAGCTGCAACTGTAGAAGTTCCTAGAATACAAGAACTACAAGCTAGAGGTGGTAGAGAAGTTGCAGAAGAAGATGTGTTTGGTGTAGAAGAGTTCACAGAAGCTGCAGTATTTAGAACACCTGAAGAGATAGAAGAGTTAAGAGTTTTAGAAGCAGAAGAAGCAAGTAGATTTTCTCCTGTAGGTGGACCTGCCAGAAGAGGTCGTAGGGTACTAGGTTTAGTAGAAGAATAAACTTGACATACTATATGTAGTGGTATAATAAAAGTATCGCATAGTGGTAGTCTGCGAATATAAATAGACTCTGCACTTTCCAGTTTATATCTGGCGTGTAAACTGCGTAACACAATTCGCTTGTATCTGAATAGCCCAGAAGTGGCTGACAATTCTAGTTATTCTTTATTTTAATTTGTCGCCTATCGCATTATATTCCCAAGGATAATGCAGTTAGTAGAAACTTGGAGTAGGAGAAAAAATGGAAAACGAGATGAACGAAACAGTAGAAGAAGGACAAGACAATAATGCTATCAAGTCAATGCGAGAACGCATTAAAGAACTTGAAGCTGTAGAAAAGGAATATAAGACTGTTCAAGCAGATAATGCTATAAAAGAAGCAGGATTTGACCCCTTATCTGGACAGGGTAAAGCGTTAAAAGACTTGTATAAAGGTGAGTTAACCTCTGATGCTATACAACAGTTTGCTCAGGAACAATATGGATGGACCTCAGAAAGTCCTACCAAACCTGACCCACAAGCTGCACAAAAGTCAAGAGTTGTAACTAGCCAAGAAAGTTTGGATACTGTAATTGAAGCATCAGTTCCTGTTGAACCTGTAAGCGTAAATGACCAGATAGCACAAGCACAAGCTGATGGTGATTGGTCTACAAGTTCAAATCTCAAAGCAGACCAATTAAGAAAACTGTTAGACAAAAAATAAAAAAGTAAAAGGAGAAAATAATGGGTGCAATTTCAGGAATGGGAGACACTTATGACTTACCTAATTTCGTAGGCGAGTTATTTAATGTTACCCCTAGTGATACACCTTTGCTTTCTATGATGGGTGGAATGACTGGTGGAGTTTCCAGTAAGTCCAAACAATTTACTTGGCAAACAGTTGACAATGCAGCAGCAGCTCAAACAGTTGCTGTTGAGGGTGCAGACCCATCTTACGCTGCTAGAACTAGAAGTCAGGTAGTAAATGTTACACAAATTATGCAATATGGTGTACAAGTTTCCTACACAAAACAGGCTGCTACTGGCAACATAAGTGGAGAATCAATACTTGGAAATCAGCCAGTTCAAGATGAACTAGCTTTCCAACTAGACTTAGCTATGAAAAGAGCTGCTAGAGATATTGAATTCTCATTCTTCCAAGGCACATATCAAGCTGATACAGATGTATCTACTGCAAGAAAGACCAGAGGTCTTGGTGCAGCAGTTACAACTAACAAGATAAACGCTGGAGGAGATGCACTTACACAAGCAGATATTGATGCTTGTCTTAAAAGTATGGCAGATAATGGTGCTCCATTTGAGCAACCAGTTATCTTTGCTAACGCTTTTAACAAGCAAAAATTATCTTCATTGTTCTCATCTGCATTGGCACTAGCCCCAAGAGATAGAAACATTGGTGGTGTAAATATCACAACAATAGAAACTGACTTTGGAGAAATAGGAATACAATACGCAAGACAAATCCCTGCTTCACAAATATTAATTGTGGACATGGCTTATGTCGCACCTGTATTCTTAGATATTCCAGGTAAAGGACATTTCTTTGTTGAACCATTGGCACAAACTGGCGCAGCTTTCAATTTCCAACTTTATGGTGAAGTTGGATTGAATTATGGACCAGAACAGTTCCATGGAAATATTCACAGCACATCTACTTCCTAATTAGGAAATAGATAGTATATTTATTAGAGGGAGATAAATACTTCTCCCTCTAGTAATATAGGAATATATGGCAGCAGTAAGCACACTCGTAGATAGAATATATAGAGACTTTTTAAATAAACCAGATGATTTGTCTGCGTTTTCTCGTTTAGATGGAGCTATGACAGATACAACAGGAACATCAGTTGTATATGAAACAGGATTGTTTTCATCTGAAGAAGAAAACTTATTAGGTAATGGTGCATTAATAGAGATAGACCAAGAATTAATGCTTGTTACAGCAGCTAATACATCTACTAGAACATTAACTGTATCAAGAGGTTATGCAGGTACAACTGCTGCAACACACACAGATAAAACAAATGTATTTATAAATCCAACATTTCCTCGTAAATCTGTATTTGATGCTGTATCAGATAATATATCAAGGTTATATCCAAGTTTATACAATGTTACAACAACTAATGTTGTGGCTAATACTACATATCAGGAAGTTCCTGCATCAACTGTAGAGGTACTTACTTCTTATGTACAAAATGCTACAGGAAACCAGTACACATCTGCTGGTATAGAGTTGCTTAGAGATTTTCCACCATCCAGTACAAACACAGCAGTACAGTTTTACAATACAACAAATGGCAAGACAGTACATTTAGTTGTTAAAAGAAAGTTTGTAAGACCAACAGATGAAACATCAGACATAGAAACTGTTTGTTTAGTTGCACCTGAATATGAACAAATTGTTATGGTTGGAGCTGTAGCAGATATTATAGGTGCTACAGATATAGATGCTTCAACACAAGAATTTATTACAGAGAAATTAGCTGCTGATAGTTATCCAGTAGGTTCAGGAGAAAGACTTAGAAATGCACTACTTAGGCTTAGGTCATTGTTGATAGATGAAGCAAGAGGGAACTTGCGTTCTTTATATCCTGCTCCTGTATCAATAATGAACATAAACTATAGTGCATAATGGCTGTATTACCTTCACCTGCCAACACATCTGCACCTGAATCACAAGGTTTTGAAGCTAATCTAGATGATTTATTTCTTAGATTTGCTGTAGGTCCTGGTAGGCAGATGAATATAAATACTGCTCCATTTCAGGCACAAGCAATACAGACATCAGAAACACCAGAGGATTTCCAACAGGAGTTTGGTCAGATATTTTCTAGGACAGACTTTGCAGGTGGTAGTGGTTTAGACAAAGCACACCAAAGAAATGGAGGAGAAAATGATTTTCAAAGGTTTTGGGATAGTAAAGGTGTTGATGTATTTACTGGCAAAGAAGTAGGGCAGGAATATCAGGTATCTTTATTGCATGATACTGATGAAGTGCAGACAACATCTAGCACTAATTTATATATGCAAGAACTTGGTGGAGAGATATTTTATGCAGATGGAGCTGTTCTTAAGAAAGTAGCAACACCACTTACAGGTTCTGTATCTGATGATGGTACACCTAGTGCAGGTAACAACATTACAGGTATGGCTGTATTAGGTACAAAGTTATATCTTGTTGCTAATGGTGATATTTATGTAA